CCTCGGATATCGTCACGGATGCTCTCACCGCTTTCGGTTTGTCTGCTTCGGATTCCGGGCATTTTGCCGACATTCTTGCCGCTGCTTCCTCCAATGCGAATACCAATGTGTCCATGATGGGCGAGACGTTCAAATACTGTGCGCCTATCGCCGGCGCTCTGGGATTCTCGGCAGAGGACACGGCAGAAGCCATCGGCCTTATGGCAAACAGTGGTATCAAGGCTTCGCAGGCTGGTACTTCGCTGAGAACCATCATGAATAACCTTGCCGGTGAAGTAACCTTTGTAGGTAAGAACATCGGTGAAGTCACGATTGCTACCAGTAATGCAGACGGCAGTATGAGAAGCCTGAACGACATCCTCGCTGACTGCCGTGTGGCATTCTCCGGCTTGACCGAATCCGAGAAAGCATCCAATGCAGAAGCACTGGTCGGCAAGAATGCGATGTCCGGCTTCCTCGCTCTGATGAACTCCAGTGAATCTGATATCAACAAACTCCGTGGAGCCATTGAGAACTGCGATGGTGCATCCGAGAGCATGGCGGAAACCATGCAGGACAACTTAAATGGTCAGCTCACCATCCTGAAATCTCAGCTGGAGGAGCTGGCTATTTCTTTTGCACCAGAGAAACGATCATTAAAATCGGTCTGTTGGCGGCATCCATCGGTCCGCTGCTTATTGTTCTGGGCAAGACCATATCGACGGTCGGCACAGCGATGAGAGGATTCAGTTCACTCGCAAAGGGCGTCCGGCTCCTCATCACCCATGTAGGCAGTGCCAGCGGTGTGTTCAGCAAGCTGGGTGTGGTGCTGGGCGGTCTGTCCGGGCCAGTCGTAGCAGTAGTGGCAGTCATCGGTACGCTGGTGGCAGCTTTCATGAATCTCTGGAACACCAACGAGGAGTTCCGTACTGCCATTACCGGCATCTGGAATGACATTGTTTCCAAGGTGAAAGGCTTCTGCGACCAGCTGACACAGCGAATCAACGGGCTGGGCTTTGACTTTAAGGATGTCACCGAGGTGCTGAAGGCAGTCTGGGATGGATTCTGTCAGGTACTTGCACCGCTGTTTGAGGGAGCATTCCAGAATATCGCCACTATCCTCGGTGTCGTTCTGGATACGTTGCTCGGTCTGTTCGATGTTTTCTCCAATGTGTTCTCCGGCAACTGGAGCGGCGCATGGGAAGCGGCAAAGGGCATTTTCTCCAGTATCTGGGACGGTGTGAAGTCCATTTTCTCCACGACCCTTACCTCACTGAAGAGCGCGCTGGATGTGTTCCTTGGTCTGTTCGGTACAGACTGGCAGACGGTCTGGGGCAGCATCAAGAGCTTCTTCGAGACTGTTTGGATAGGAATCAGCAGCTTCTTCTCGAATACAGTTTCTGCTATCCAAAGTGTGGCAACGACTGTGTTTACTGCTGTTTCGGGCTTCTTTAGCACCGTCCTTACCAGCATCCAGACGACATTCAGTACGATTTGGACGGCTATTTCCACGGCGGTTTCTTCTGTGCTGAATACGATCCATACCACGGTGACAACTGTGTGGACGGCGATCTCGACCGCAATCTCTACGGTCATGAATGCCATCAGCACGACCATCACTACGGTTTGGAACGGCATCTACAACACCATCAAGCCGCTGTTGGATGCGTTCAAATACCTGTTTGAAACTATCTGGCAGGCAATCCAGATCCTGATCGGTGCGGCACTGACAGCTATCCAGACGAAGATTACTTCGATTTGGAATGCCATCGTCGCCTTTGTGACTCCGATTCTGACCGGATTGCAGGCGACCTTCTCTACGGTTTGGGCAGCTATCCAGACCGCGATTTCCACTGTGCTGACTGCGATTCAGACAGCAGTAACGACGGTATGGAACGCCATCGTGTCGTTCCTGTCTCCGTTGCTGACGGGCATCCAGACCCGGATGAGCACGGTATGGAATGCAATCAAGACGGTCATCAGCACCGTCCTGACTGCGATCCAGTCCACCGTTTCGTCCATCTGGTCAGCCATCAGCAGCCGGATCTCTGGTGTGGTAAATGGCATCAAGACCGTAGTTTCTTCTGGCTGGAATGCCATGAAGTCCACGGTATCGACCCTCAGCAACAGCATTAAGAGTGCGGCGACCACCGCATTCAATTCCATGAAATCTGGTATCTCTACCACGATTTCTGGGATCACCACCACGATCACCAATGGCTTCAACAATGCGGTTTCCTTTATCAAGGGACTGGCAGGACAGGCGTTCTCGTGGGGTTCTGACATGATCGGCAACATCGTGTCGGGCATCCAGTCGAGGATTCAGGATGTGGCAAATGCAGTAACGGGTGTTGCAGATAGAATTCGCTCTTTCCTGCATTTCTCTGTGCCGGATGAAGGACCTCTGGCAGACATGGAAAGCTGGATGCCGGACTTTATGCAGGGCTTGGCAAATGGCATCAACGCCAATACCAGCCTTGTAACTGCTGCGGCAGAGAGTCTGTCCACTACACTGTCTACCTCCATCACGAACTCCATGAGGGGAGTGGAGCAGGCATACAGCCAAAGCTGGACGGCCATCAGCCAGACGGTACGAACTGGCACGGCAGGTGTGAGCACCGCAATGAAATCCACATGGAACTCTATCACAACCAGCACCAACAGCACATGGAATACCATTAAATCCAGTATCCAGAACAGTTTCTCGGCAGTGAAGTCCAATGTGACTTCTGCAACGGCAGCGGTGAAATCTTCTATGACGAGCGCATGGAATGCGGTGAAATCGCTGACAACTTCCAGCTGGAATGGCATCAAGAGTGTCATCCTGGCAGCGTGGAACGGGATCAAGTCCCTTACCACTTCGGCGACATCTGCTGTCCGTTCCTCCATGACAAGCGCATGGAATGCAGTGAAAACACTGACGAACACCAGCTGGAACGGCATCAAAACGGTTATCACGACTGCATGGAACAGCATCAAGAGTCTTACGACTTCTTCTGTGTCTGCTGTCCGCACGACTGTGACCGGTGGGTGGAGCGGGGTACAGTCCTCGACCAACTCTACCTTTAATAATGTGAAGGCTACGGTATCCTCGGCAATGTCGAATCTGCGTAGTACGGTATCTTCCGGCGTGGCAAACATCAAGAACAGTTTCAACTCCTTAAGCTCGATTGCTTCTTCGGCGTATCGATGGGGTGCAGATATCTGTTCCCAGATGGCATCCGGTGTCCGTGCGGCAGCCGGTTCCGTGATTGCGGCCGCAGAATCTGTAGCGGCCAAGGTCAGAAGCCTGCTGCATTTCTCAGTGCCCGACGAAGGTCCTCTGTCGGATGCAGACGAGTATATGCCGGACTTCATGAAGCTGCTGGCGACAGGCATTAAGAAGAATGTCAAGTCGGTGGTGAAAGCCGTGCAGGGACTCGCCGGTTCTATGAGCGATAACCTCACGACCCCGGTAGATTCCCTGGGCGACTGGATGGATTCTGTGGTCGGCAGTTTTGCCACCACGATCAAGAGAAGCCAGAGCGGTATCGGCAGTGCTGCAAGAGATGTGGGCAGTGGTATCCAGACCCAGCTCATGACCGGGCTTTCCGGACTGAAGACCCAGTTCCAACAGGTCTGGACGGACTTACAGGGCATCACCAAAGCCGCAGTCGGAAATATGAGTGATGAGGTGAAGCAGGGCTTCGCGGATATGAAGGATTCCATTGGTGAACTGGGTTCTCAGACCAGTTCCCTCGGAAACGCGATCCGCAGTCTTGGCGACACCTTTAACTCGGATTTCTTAAAGAGCCTTGGCAGCGGTATCAGCAAGGTCGGCGACACGGTCAATACGGTCACAGGTCTTGTGGACAAGCTCGGCTCTATGAAGAACACCATCGGAAACCTCGGAAGTACGATGCAGAACCTCGGCAATATTCTCGGCACAGAAAACGGTGGCGGTCTGCTGTCTAACATGGGCAGTTTCCTGTCGAAGATTGGCAGTGCAGATGGCGGCCAGATCGTGTCGAACTTTGGCAATCTGATCTCCGGTCTGACTTCAAAGATGGGCGGTCTGGGCGAAGGAATCACGGGTATTATCTCGAAGCTGGGAAGTCTTGGCTCCAGCGGCAGTGGAGTCCTGTCGAATCTGGGCGGACTGCTTTCCGGTGTAGTATCAAAGATCGGCGGTCTTGGCGGCAGTCTTTCCGGGCTTCTGTCTGGTGTGGGTTCCACATTGGGCGGAATTGCTGGTTCTGCTGGTTCTACAATCGCAGGACTGTTCGGCTCAGTCGGCACGACTGTATCCGGTCTGGCGGCTGGTGCTGGTTCAGCATTAGCTGGTATCGCATCTTCTGCTGGAGGTGTGCTCGCTTCGGCAGGCACAGCACTTGCTGGTCTGGCCGGTCCTGCCGGTATCGCTGTGGCAGCAGTCGGCGGCATCAGTCTTGGACTGACTGCTCTCTGGAAAAACTGCGATGGCTTCCGGGAAGGAGTCACGAATATCTGGAACAAGGTCACTTCCGTATTCACGAATGGAGTAAACGCCATCAAGAATGGTATCTCCAATGCGGCGTCTGCCATCGGTAATGTGGCATCGTCCATCTGGGGCGGTATCAAGAATGTGGCTTCCTCGGCGGTCAGTTGGGGCAAAGACATTGTTGGCGGTATTGCCGGAGGTATCAAAAAGGGCGTCAGCTGGGTCGGCAATGCGGTCAAGAGTGTGGCAAGCGGTATCCGCTCGTTCCTGCACTTCTCGGTGCCGGATGAAGGCCCTCTAGCAGATGCGGACACCTATATGCCGGACTTCATGAAGCTGCTTTCCGGCGGCATCAAGAAAGGCGAGGGTGGTTTGATCAGCCAGATCAAGTCGATGGCAGCAAAGGTACAGCAGGGTATGGAGGGCATCAGTTCCTTCAGTCTGCCGGAACTGACCCTGCCGCATTTCGACGGTTCTGGCTGGAACTTCCCACAGGCGGCTCTGGCCGGAGGCGGTACGACTCGGACGACCAACCTTGGCGGTGTGTATATCACGGTCAACGGTTACAACGCCCGGAACGATGACGAATTGGCACAGACCGTTGCTGATAAGATCAACGGCATGATCCATGAGGATGATTCAGTCTTCAAGTAAAGGGGGGAGATGCGTATGGGCTACAATGCCCCAAAGCAGACAGTATCACAGTTTCAGCTTAAAGGCAGATACGCCAGACAGT